TCTAGATGACCGAGTTATGTATAAAGGAAACAACAGTGTAAATTGGGTTTCTTGGTCTATTGCTACCAATTCTTTGGGTGGTATTTTTGTTCCGTTGTATAATAATCAAAATGATGATTATGTAAATCATATTATTGAAGATTGTAGTCCGAAAGTGTTTGTGACAAATGATAATCATTATAAAGAGACATATTTATTAAAAGACACTATTGAAAATATGAATTTTCAGGGTATCATTCCAGTGGAAACAAAGAGTGATGTTGCCAAATTAATTTATACATCAGGAACGACTGGAAAACCAAAAGGAGTAATGCTTAGTCATGAAAATATTTTGCATAACATTCAAAATATTGAAAAAACATTTCATGATTTGCAAAATGAAAAGGAATATACGAGTTTAAATATTTTACCTTGGGCTCATATTTATGGTTTAACAACTGAACTTTATTATAATATGTTAAATAATAACAAAATTGCGATTGCATCCGGACCGCAAGAATTTATCAAAGAAATAAGAGAAATACAACCTGATTTACTTTATATGGTACCTCGTATTTTGCAATTAATTAAAAATAAATTGCAATTCTTGGACAAACCTATCATAAATCGCGTTTTACCTTTTGTGTTGGAACGTATTTTTGGAAAAAATTTGATTACTATTTTTATTGGTGGTTCTCAATTAGATGAATCCACCAAACAATTTTACATACAAAACAACATATCTGTTTGTGAAGGATATGGATGTACTGAAACATCACCGATGATTAGTGTAAATCATATAAAAAGTCCAAGAAATATAGATTCAGTAGGAAAAATATTGGATGATTTGGTAGTAAAAATTATTGACCAAGAAATTTGTGTGGCCGGTCCTTCTATAATGAAGGGCTATTATAATAATGAAAAAGCAACCAAACGGGTCTTTATTGAAAAAGATGGACACAAATTTTATAGAACTGGGGATGAAGGTTATGTGGAAAACGGGTTTTTATTTTATAAAGGACGCATGAGCGAAAATTTTAAATTAAATAATGGTAAATTTGTTAATGTAGGTGATGTAGAAAATACAGTAAAGCAATTTTACAATGAACCTTGTATGGTTTATGGAAATAACAAAGATTATAATATTTTAATAACAGAAAATGATGTAAATCATGAAATTTTACAAAAAATAAACAACCAGTTGGATTCTTATTTACAAATAAAGAAGGTTTTAATATTAGAAGAAGGTTCCTTTCAAAAACATTTGACTCCTAAAATGTCATTGAAACGTAAAGAAATAGAAACACAATATTATGAAAAAATTAAAGATGCTTATTTATAACAATATAAAACATTGTTTGGCATCATAGGGCATATTGGGAAAAACCGCATTATATACATAATAAGCTGTTTGTGTAATACAAATTGGATTGTATTTCCATTTCCACCGGTCAATAATTTGTCCATTATGCATAACATCCGAAAACGCAATTAATTTGTATTTCGTTGCAGCATTTTGTTGTATATCATAAATAGCGTGTAATAAACCTCCAAAAAATAAAGTTTCATTATTATGTATTAATAATGAACCAATACATTCTAATATATTACGGTCTTCATTTGTGTCGTAACATATTTTCGGATCTTTGAAAAAATACATTCCTAATATCTTGGACTTGTACTTCAATGCATATACTATTATTTTGCCGTTTTGTATTAATCCATCCAATACATTTGTTTCTGGAAAAATACATGCACAAAAGGGCATTTGTAAAACATTGTGGGTAATATTATACAAAAAGTCAAACAATATGGCTACATTATTGTGAATGACGCGTTCAACTGTATAATGCTTCATAGGAGGTTTTTTAATATGCTCCAACGGATACGTATGAACATTATAAACACATAATGGAACCACTCCATCACATAAATTGATTTCTCGTTTAAATAATGAAATGGGTATTTCTTTGTTATTCATTCGCTGATATCTTTCGTGGCATTGAATCAAATTGCGTCCAAGAAATTTGTTTTGGAAATCTCTATGCGTACAAATATGGTCCCAAAAATAGGCATATTCTTCGAAATTATGTTGCGTTAAATATATTTTTATTGCTCTTGATGTCATTAATCCTACCAATATATTGTTGATTTTAAAGGTTGGCAAACTATCTTCTTGATTTGTATCATATTCGTATTTTTTGTCAAAATAAAATGATATGTAACTTGGGTTAGAATATCCAACAAAATCATGTATCAAATTTTCTTTTGTAATCATAGTTAATACTTTATCGGATTCAATATAATGTTCTTGTATGAATTGAACTGTTTTATCTATTGTAGAATCAGATAAGTCCAAGAACTCTTCGGTTTTCACATTTGTATCCAAATACTTGGTTTTCATAGGATTTCCAGTTTGGATTACATAAGGTGTTTTTGTCCAATATTTTAATATATCATAACTGTGAAATATAGGTTGATGACTCCAAAAAGGATATTTTACTTTAATAAATACAAGAGGAATGAAAAATAGGAAAAATATAAACAAAAATAAATATTCTAACATTATATATTTTTGCGATAAATATCAATAAAGAGTTACGAAATGATAATTTATTGACCACGTTCTAATATAACCAAATATTGATGTTCGTCTTCACAACAATGTGACATATTGACTTGACCATGAGGAATAAATCCAGCTTGTGATGCACGACGTAAAATAAAATCCATGTCCTCCATATATAATTTGGTTTCTTGTTGTCGTACATGTTTGGTTAATTCATCTGTAAATGTTTCTTTTAATGTTACTTTGTTTTTGTCCAAGTTATCAAAATTATAATTTCCTCTGTATTTAAAATCAATAAAATCAATCACTGTATCGGTAATACGTGAAGGAGAATATTTCTGTGGGTCTTTTAATAATGGAGGTCTTCCACCCGGAATAATTGGATCAAATTTTTCGCGATCGACTAAATGTACAATCAAATATCCACCTGGTTTTAACCAAAAGTAGCAATTTCGGAAATATTCGTCTTTGTTTTTAAACAAATATACTGAAAACCCGGTGGTCAATATGTGACTAAATGATCCTTTTTCGTAATTAATAGCTTGTCTTGCATCACCACATTTTACTTGGACACTCGGGTGATTTTTTTCTACATATTTAACCATTGCTTCTGAACTATCTAAAGCATATACTTGAAACCCTTTTTTTGTTAAGTTGCCTGATATTTCTCCTGTTCCTGTTCCAATGTCCAAGAAACAACTTCTAGAAGTAGGTTTGGTCATTTCAATAATCTTATCAATTTCAAAAGTGCATCTTTTGTCAGGTAACATGAGTTGGTTGTATATTTCGGTGTAAAATTCATCATATACTTCATTTCCTTGTTTAAAAACATAGGGAGTTTCTTGTGTAAATCCTTCGTAATAAGGTGACAAATCTTGTTTTTTGAACCATAACACACAGATCATTAATATGGCTAAAATAAATAATGATTTAAACCATGTCGATTTGAACATAAATATTTTAATACTATATATTATTAAAATATTAGTTGGAGTCCGATTTTAGTTTATTAGATATATAGGGTGGAGGTGAGGAAGATCGAATAGAATTTTCCATAGACTCAAAAAAACGATCTACTTTATCATAAGTAACATACATAATGGCACTAAATAACAATGAATAAATAAGGATTCTATTTAATTTGGAGGTTTTTAAAGGTATTTTAAACACATTACCTGGTATGAATACATAAAATAAACAAAATATGTATATTAATGTGACGAATTTCATTATATAATATGAAACTATATAATTAAATTTGTAAAGATGGATTATATTCTTTCCTAATTGACTTATTTTCTATCATTTATCGTTGAGGACGTTCCTCTATTTTTTGCATTCTTTGCATCATTTGTTGTTGAGGAAGAGGTTTCTTTGGTTCTTCGGCAGGTTTCTTTGGTTCTTCGGCAGGTTTCTTTGGTTCTTCGGCAGGTTTCTTTGGTTCTTCATCAGGTTTCTTTGAATTTTTACTCGTTATTCTCGGAGGAAATTTAACATCATCCTTTATAACATATTCGTCATGTTCATGTGCTCCACTCATACCTTCTAGTACGCGAACATTTTCGACTAAACTATAAGTGCAAGATAAAACAACACTAAACAATAATGCATGAATAAGAATAATATTCATTTTCGATGTTTTAATAGGTAATTTGAATACATTACCTGGGATAAACACGTAAAACAAGCAAAACACGTAAAGGAGAGTTAGTAATTTCATTATATATAATGAAAATATAATTACATAGAATGAATCTTCTAAACAATTACTTATGAACAAGTGTTTTTAATTGTGTTCGTGTATTATTGTGAAAACGATCATTACCTACTTGAGGATTGTTTTGTATATTCGGATGTGTTAATTGACTAAAGGTAGGTTGATGAAATAATTCAGGATGAGGTTGTTCTGATGGACTAGATGGAATATACACTTTATACAAATCACTTCCTGTTGAAGGAACATACACAGCATTATCATTTCCTTTATGTAAAGCATATGTTTGGTTCCTTAACTCGCTTTCTAATGGAATATTATTGATAATACCTGAAACTGGACCAACTTTCATTACTGGTGGTGTAAAATTACTTTCAATGGAATAATTATAGTTTGGTTGAATCGGAACAGTAGCGGGTTTCCTTGCATCTAACATAGGAAACAGAGCATATCTTGAAAGAACCGGTCTTGGAGTAAAATTAGGTGGAAGAGGTTCATCGGGAACACTTCTTTCTAAAATACGTTGGTTCAATTCATCTGTTCTATCAAATTGACCACGATATAAATATTTAGGTAAAAAATCAGCACGCTTGTTTGCATCATCGATTTCCATAATCTTAGTTGTTGTATAGTATATAAAAACAAAATTACATAAAGATTATACAATATAATATAACGTTAATAGCTAAATGGTAAAAATCTGCTCTGAAAAATATCCTGACAATTCAAAATATTCATCTTATTTTGATGAATATTCTTTTCCTCTAAGCGACTTTCAAAAATATGCAATTGAAGCAATTGTAGAAGGTCAGCATGTATTAGTAACCGCACATACTGGATCGGGTAAAACATTACCTGCTGAATTTGCCATTAATTATTTTAAGAAACAAAACAAGAAATTGATCTATACAAGTCCGATTAAAGCATTGTCAAACCAAAAATATTCTGAATTTACTCGAAAATACCCACATGTTTCGTTTGGTTTGATGACGGGGGATATTAAATTGAATCCTGATGCGGATGTATTAATTATGACAACTGAAATATTAATGAATGCATTGTTTTTACAAGAAGAAGACAAAACAACTTCTTTGGAATTTAATATTGACATACATGAAGAATTGGCATGTGTCGTATTTGATGAAGTACATTATATTAATGATGTCGATCGAGGACAAACATGGGAGAAAACTATTTTGATGTTGCCTAAACATATTCAAATGGTTATGTTATCAGCTACCATTGATTCACCAGAAAGATTTGCTAAATGGGCAGAAAAAGAAGATTCGGGAAAAGAAGTATATTTAGCTTCCACTAATAAACGTATTGTACCTTTAACACATTATGGATATTTAACTGTAAATGAAAGTGCGGTCAAATTAATTAAAGACAAACAAACAGAACAAGACGTTCGTAAAAACATACATAAGTTGATTTTATTACAAGACGACAAGGGAAATTTTAACGATAATGGATACAAAAACCTATTTCGTATGACAAAGTTGTTTAATCAACGTTCCATGTATGTGAAACGCAAGCATGTTTTGAATAATTTATCTCTTTTTCTACGTAACAATGATATGTTACCTGCAATTGCATTCGTGTTTTCTAGAAGAATGGTCGAAATATGTGCATCTGAAATTACCGTTCCCTTGTTGGAAGATGACAGTAAGATTCCAAATACTGTGCGTAAAGAATGTGATCAAATTATCCGAAAATTACCCAATTTCAAAGAATATTTGGAATTGCCAGAATACAATACTTTGGTTTCTTTGTTGGAAAAAGGAATTGGCATTCATCATTCAGGAATGATTCCTATTTTACGCGAAATTGTTGAAATTATGATTTCGAAGAAAAATATCAAATTGTTGTTTGCGACTGAATCTTTTGCCATTGGTTTGGATTGTCCAATTAAGACAGCTGTTTTTACAGGTATTACGAAATTTGATGGCAGAAGCGAACGTATGTTATTGTCACATGAATATACGCAAATGGCGGGGCGCGCAGGACGCCGTGGTATTGATAAATTGGGGCATGTTGTCCATTGTAATAATTTGTTTCATTTACCTCTTCAAAATGAATATGAAAGAATGTTGAATGGAAAACCTCAATCTTTAGTATCTAAATTCCGCATTTCATATGATTTAATATTGAATTTGATTAAAAATAATCAAAATACCATGCAAGAATTTGCTCAATTTACAAAAAACAGTATGGTGAATCGAGAAATTTTGAGTGATATAAGTCGCCAAAAAAGTTATATTGAAGAATTGGATGCTACAAAACAACAAATGAATGAGAAAACAGTGTTTTTGAAAACCAATCAAGTTGTATGTAATCGTTATAATGATATTCAAATGTTGTTGCCCACTTTGAAAAATAAAAAACGCAAAACTATGGAAAATGAATTGACACAAATTCTCAATGAAAATCCTTCTTGTAAAGAAGATGCCAAAATATTCGAGGAAGAAAAGGAATTAGTCGAAAAAATTGCAAATGAAAAGGAAGAACTGTTTTATTTAGAAGACTATATTGATAACAAATTGTATGCTGTTTGTGATGTCATGACAGAACGTGGATTTATTACTTTAAGTGAAGAGAAATATAGTTTTACTGATTCAGGTAAAATTGCATCACATATTGCTGAAATACATCCACTGATTTTTACTAATTTGGTGCATTATAACAATTGGTTTCAAGATCTATCTACTATTGAAATATTGTCTATATTAAGTGTTTTTACTGATGTAAATGTATCAAAAGAAGAAAAAACAGAATTTCCAACAAGTGAAAATAAACATATATTGAATAATTTATTGTTTTTAAAGGAAGATTATGAAACATACGAAGAAATGGAACAACGGAGTCATATTTACAGTGGAATAGAATATGATGATGCATTATGTTATGATATGCCAACTTTAGTAGAGAAATGGTGTGAGTGTGAAACAGAAATACAATGCAAATCTTTTATACAAAATGATGTAGCTTTGAAAGGTATTTCAGCAGGAGATTTTACCAAAGCATTATTAAAAATTTCCACTATTGTGAGGGAACTAAGTGTGGTCGCAGAAATAATGAATCAAATCGAGTGTTTGCATAAATTATCTGAAACAGATGGTAAAATATTGAAATATATCACCACAGCCCAGAGTTTATATATTTAGGAGAAAATTGATTGAGAAAGAATTTTTATATACATTTGCATAAATATATAAAAATTTGTAATATGGATTACCAAGAATTAGACGAAATTCGCTTTGACGAAATTTATGAATATGATAATAGAGATATAGATGAAGATGAAGAAACAGAATATTATGATAATCAATATTATTTTGGTTTAGCAACACAAGATGATGAATGTATGCCTTATAATA